ACAACGGTGACGGTGTAGGTCTTGCTGCTGTTGGCTCCGGCGTCCCATGCCCAGGCGACAAAAGTATCTAAATTATTATTTACCTGTCCGTTCCAACTAAGAGAAAATCCATCACTATTAAATGCAGTAAGAGTATTACTGTCATACAGCTCAGCATTAGTTGTGCTGCTATTTAACCTATTTCCAACGCCACGGATTGTGTCAAACAGCATGTGGTGGTATCCCGCTCCGCTGCGATTCTTAAACCAAACAAAATCAGGCGAGAAGTTCAGCCCACTAATGGTCTGCGTTGAGCCATTGCCGGTGTAGAGCTTTACGTCCATGTAGTCCGAGCCTTTGGCAATCGTCGGCGTCGGCAGGTTGGCGGTGCAGAGTGCCTTGAAGCCGCTGGGGGCGGTGTAGGCAAAGGGGCGTTGACCTGCGTTAAAGCTAACGGCAAAAGACCCGCCGCCATTGCCAAGCGCAAAGAAATAAGTGTCAGACGTGCTCAATCCAGAGTAAGCAGTTCCTTGACTGGCGCCGTTTTTGTAAAAAGTAAGTGTTCCATTGTCAGCATTAAAAGCAATACCGATAACATCGTTAACCGCGTAGGAAGCTCCGTAAGAAGCAGAGGCTCCATTGTTATATTTGTTTCCATTTGCTTGATAGTAACCCCAGCCATTAGCATTGGAACCAAGATATAGCGAGGAAACATCACTCGAGCTATTAAAAAGACCAATCATGTTGTCAGAACCAGCAGTAACAGTAAACTCGCAGTACCACTTTCCTGTTCTCATCCCTATCGTAGAAAAGGCTTTAAGATTGTTGTTTGCCGATGTAGACCAGTCAAGATTTCCGTTAGCCAAAGTGCAATCTGCTTGCTTGTTAAGTGGATTCAGCGTCGCATAATTCCCCCTCACCTCCCCACCAGCGCCTGTATCCGTCCCGTAATTAGTGGGGGAGTCTACGAGGCTGTCGTTGCCAGAACCAGCCGCCACGCTGAAGTTATTAGGCGTCCAGTTGTTGCTACCGGCGCTGTCTTTACCAAGCGTAGTGCTGGTGGTGCCGGAGTTATCGCTGAACGGCAGGCGGAAGCCGTTGGTGCCGTAGCTGCCGCTGTATTCCTTGGGGTTCCACGCGCCGGTGGTGGCGTCGGTTTCGCCGAAGCTGCTGGGGGTTAGGGCTTGGCCGTCGATGAAGTGGATCTCGGCAAGGTAAAAATCGCTGTAACTACTATTATTCCACCAAGCACCAATTTTATTATTGCTATTAGGCAAACACCACATCGTATTGACGTTTTGACCAAAATAATCAGATTGTGAAAATTGCGTTACTTGCGTTCCGTTTATGTAAATTTTAACCCGATTGCTGGGGGTTGACTGTGTTGTATCTATTGCGACTACTATATGGAACCAAGCGCTTGGATCGCGGAATACTTGAGTTGTTGTTAAAAGCTGCCCACCGCTGCCGTTTTCTAAAACTAATTTATCGCTTCCGTCAAAATAAAGCGCGTTCGATGCCGCAGAGGATCCATCATATCCCGTAAAAATAGATTGGCTGGCTGTAGCTAATTTTGTTCTTTTTACCCAGCACGAGAATGTTCTAATCTTAAGATCAGTCCCATTGGTTGAGAAATTTCTGGACAAGTAGGCACTGTCAATACTGCCGTTAAAACGGAGGCTCCTACTGATCTGATACCCTGCCGCCGCCGCAGCATCAGCGCCGCTAGCCAGCAGCAGGCCGTTGTTGATAACGCTCATTTCAGGTCAGCGATCAGACGGGCGGAAATGCGGGTGGTTGACTCGGCATACCAAGCCAGCGCATCCACTGCTGCTGCGGTCGTCGTTAGCGTCGGCGCGGTCCCGCCAGGAAACTTCCAGTAGTTCCCAAATGCCAGCGTTCGTCCACCCGTGCCATCCTGCGTGATAATGATCACTCCGCTCTGACCAGCAGCAATGTTCGTGGGGTTGGCGAGTGTTCTGTTGCCCCCGATGGTCAGCGAGTAAAAGTTCGACGCCGAAAAATCTGGGGTTACAGTCGCCCCATCCGTAAGCGCCGTCACACTGCCACGTTGCGCTGCGGTAAACGTCTGCAGCACGTTACGCCCCGCCACAGTCAGCGTTTCATCAGGCAGCGTGATCGTGCGGTCAGCCGTGGGGTCCGTGACTGCCAGCGTGGTCTCAAAGGCGTTGGCGGTGCTGCCTTCAAATGTCAGGCTGCCAGCGGTGCCGATCTCAAGGTTGCCGGTAACCGTGCCACCCGCTAAGGCGAGGTATGTGCTGGCTGCAGTGGCATTGCTCAGCAAACCTAAATTTGCAGCAGTGACATCACCGATAGTGATCCAAGCCGAGTTGGCTGAGTTTCGGAGCTTCAGCAATGCTGGGCTGACGCCACTATCAACCCACCATTGGTAGGCGTACATGGTCGTCGGCTCTGTTGAACCGCTGTTCTGGCTGACGATTGCCGCCAGGATGCTGTTCAGCTCAGCACGGAAATTTGCGCCGCTCTGATTGGCTAGTACGTAGTCAGTCGCTTGAGCCATTAGATGATCTGCCTGCCGTGACCCACGGCCTGGTAGTCGAAGGTCTTACTCACCATGCTACCTCCACTGTTCTTAAAGGTCACGGCAAAACCTGTGCGGGTGGCGTTGCTTATCGTAAAGAAGTCGCCCGTTGCCATATTTTGCGCCGTGATGCCGATGCTAGGCGTTGCATAAAACGGTGCTGGGTACGTCACCGTGAAAGCGGCTGCACCACTGCTGAGGTTACGTTGCGTTTCAATACGCCGCTGGAATCGTGTCAACACGCCTAGCTCCTCAACAACAATATTTTGCGCCGGATTTGTGCTTGTAGCTTCTAACTTGAATTGAAACGCCCGACCGCGAGTTGTGCCATTCACGAACGGCTGCCATGCAGTAAATACTCCACCAAGATCATCAACATTAGCAATCACATCAAAACTAGCAATACTATCAATGAGACCAACTGGGCTGTCGTTTGTAGAGCGAACGTACAGTGCAGCGTTTACTGCACTCAAGTCATCACCATCGATATCATTCCACGTGTCAAGTTGTTCAGTTTGTTCATCAACAAAACTGCCCGGCTCTATTGCTCGTGTCTTAAGAATCAGTTGCAAATCAATGTCATATACATCTAAAAGATCGAGTGTGTTAAGAAATTGATATGTTCCAATCGTAGAGATATTGCCGTAAAAGTCAATACTGCTAATGCTATCAAAGCTAGGAATTTCGTCAACCACCCCGGTCGCAGTTAAGGTCAGCCCACTCTCGTCTGTGCTGTAAAACATATTGGTAAGGCTGCCTTGGAATGGCGGTGAGTCGTCTTCCTCGCGGTATTCCTGAATCAGCAGCGCATCTTGCGGCGCTGGTAAATCCACCACCACGGCGGCTACGCCAGCCGATTCATTGTTGCTGGAGTCCACCGCACGGATCAGGTAAGTGCCTTCCAGCAGTGGAACAATTTTGCGGGTGCTACTACCTGCAACCGCAGGAACAATATCAATCGCTCGACCCCATGTAGCATTAGCACCAATCTCTGCAGTGTAACGTATTCGGATTTGACCACCGATACGCACATCTAGATCGGTTGCTTGCGGCCAGTACAGCTCAGCGGTGCGCTCATCAATCGGCGCAATAAACAGATCCGGGATGGTCACGGGCGGCGCTGTCTTGCCCAGTGCATCAAATGTTGCGGTGGTCGTACCAGAGCGTTTGACGTTTGTGTTCAGGACGGAATATTCAGCCTGCAGTTCAAAGCTGTAACGCCCCACCTCGCTGTTAAGGATTTCATAGTCGGGCGACTTGGTAAAGATCGTTGTCCAGTTGCTGTTTTCAAAGCGGTAGCGGAACACAAATTGCGTGATGTTTTGCTGTGGCGCCCAGCTCACCAGCACCTTGGAGAGCACCTGACCGTTTGATTCGTACAGCAACTCGGACGCAATCAAACCTGTTGGCGTGGCTGGCGGTTCGTTTAGGTCGGTGATGTCCCGTGGTGCCAGCGGGGTGTCGCGTTCGATGTAGTCGTATTTGGTAAAGTCGTATTTGATGCCCGTGATGACGTACTGATCGCCGTCTTGCTCCTGCACCGAAATGACGCGGAACAGTTGCGAAGAAAGTGTTGTTACGCCAATAACCCACGGCGCACCAGCAGTCGGGATGGCGTTCAGCGCAGTCGGCAGCGTCACCAAGTTGCCGTTGATCGTGGCGTTTTCGATGCCTTGGTACGTGCTATCGGGCAGCATCACATTGAAACGGAAGCTGCTGGGCACAATGTCGGTGAACAACTGATCTGCCGAGCGATCTAGCGTGATGCTCTTGGCGCTTGCGGCACTGCTAACACGCCCACCACGCACACGACCTGCACGCACCGGATCCATCACCTGAATCACAGTTCCAGGGCGGACGTACTGACCGGCGGCAATACCCGTGGTGAATGTGACCACTTCGGTGGTGTTGGCTTCTTCGTACAGCATCCAGCGACCGACGCGCCGAGCTTGACCGCGACTGGTGCAGGCAAATGCCTCGATCTCAGTTTTGACCATCCCGTACTTATCAATTAGTACTGGATCTTCCACCACCTCATAGGCGTGGTCGCGGGCATCCATGTCGAAATACTTGACGCCAACAACGGTGTGGCGTGTTTTCAGGCTGCTGCCGCTGTAACTAAAACCTTCCTCCGTGACATTGGATTGGTTGAAGATGTAGCCGGGATCTGTGGGGCGATCTTGCGAAAACTCGACCATGCCCACGCTCCAGTACGGCATCGCACGGAACACTGAACACAGATCGTTGATGAGCTTGTACGCCTCCTCCTGCGTCTGGATATTGACGTTGCAGGCAAAGCGCGGCTCATTTCCGCCAGCTCCATCAGGCACCAGCGTGTTCGCGTAAGCCGAGGCGGCATAAAAGCTGCTGGTGTCTAGCTGGGTCTCCGTGACTTGCGTGCCGAATCCGTAGCGGCTATTTGTCAGCAGGTCGTAGAGGATCCATACCGGGCAGGTTGTCCATTTTTTAGTGGCGCTAAACGTGCCATCCCAGACGCCGGTATAAACCAAGAAGCCTTTGGCGGAATCAACTGTGGCATTGCTTGGTATTTTTACCTTTATGCCACGGATGCGATAGGTACGGGCGGGGATGTTACTGAACTGTTCTGAGTTGAACTCCAGACCAACAAGTGCGCTGTGCGGATAGACCGTTTTGGATTTAATGATTTTGGTAAAAGACGCCCAGAACAGGTTGGCGACCACCGTGTTTGACCCAACTAAACCGCTGTCCCATTCGCCATTTTTGGTGACGCGGATATTGATGGGACGGGCAGCATTTAGGATGTCAATCAAATAATCGCGTTGGTATAGGTTTGTGGTGTGACCCGCAACTTCATCCTTTTCGACAATCGTTTCGTAGGCGTTACTGGTGCCAACTTGAACCTCGATCTTGATAAATAATCTGGTGCCTTTTTCGCCTTCGCGTGGGTTAATCGATGACAAGCCGGGAATCGACATGGTGACACGCACTTGGTCAATATTGGTGTCGGTAATGGTGCGGACTACGGGGATTGGTGTTTCTGCGGGATAGACCCAGCCGACACACTGCGCGTTGACGCTGACTTCAGTCTCGGTGTCATTGCTGAGTTCCTTCAGGTAGGTTTGCGTATTAGCGCCATTGCCGTCAACAGTGCCGTATCTAGGCGAGACGCTAACGCCTTTGAAGTTCATGTCTGGCCCTTGATAATCAGTGGCTGGACTTGCCGCAGGATTAACGAGTGGGGTGTTATCAAGGAAGATGTCTTTCAGTAGTGCGCGGTTGTATTCAGTTGTGCCACGGGTATACGCACGGGCAGACGGGAAGCCTTCAATTTCGCCTTCGCACAGCAGGTCAACAATCCTTGAAATTTGCTTGGATTGCAGGTTGTTATTTGGCGTCTGACCGACACCTGTGTCGCCTGTGTTTAGTGCTGCGCGGATGCCCATTTTTATCTCGTGGTTACATCAACGCCAGCAGATACGACGATACTGCCGACCAGCACTTCGCCATAAATAATCGGCACTGGTACGCCTTGCCTTGCCACGTTTTGAATACCACTGAAGCTGTATGACTTGCGCGGGTCAAAATCAGAATCGGTGCCGGTAGCAAGTTGCGTTGTTGGCGTCAACAACTGTGAGACACCAGTCAATGCAAGACTTATACCAATACCAGCAACAAACGGAACGGCTTTGGCACCGAGTGTGAATAATCCGCCAGCCAGGAAACCTGCTGGAGCAAACAAAATAGACGCTGCGATCAATCCAATTCCTGCTAACACCTGCCCAACACCTTGACCGGCGCCACTAATCACAGGCACAATCCGAATAGCCTCGTTGCTTGACGTGGGATAATGGATGTATTCCGGGTGGTCGCCAATCGGTAGTTGCAGACGCCCCACGCTGATCTTGTAGTCGTGCTCAGCCATGTGAGCTTGCAGACGCGGGAAATTAGCCAGCAGCAAACGCACAGCCTCGGCTGGTGTCTTAACCGCAAACTTGAAGCTGCGCTGACCCAGGAATTTCGCCAGTGGACCGTAGACCTTGACTATCCGCATCACTGGCACCTGCTGCGGTGGCGTAGGACGCGCTGCGTCTTTGTTTGATAGTAGCGGCCATATACGTCGCGGGAACTCAGCCGACCGATTGCGTGATGCAGCAGCATCTGATCGCCGACGTAGACGCCGACGTGGTTCGGTTTGGCTGAATCGACCGCCATCAGCAACGCATCGCCCACTTCCATTGTAAGAAACTCCACCTCCTGAAATCCAGCGTCCGCCCAGCAATCTTCAAACATCGGGCTGGCGTTAAACGCCGTCAGATCCTTGGGTCGATTCCAGTCCGGTAGCCTCAGCGCCCAGGTCTCGGCGTACCAATCACGCACCAGCGTCCAGCAATCTGCAGCGCCCCACACCCATTGCCGCCCCAGCAGTGGTGCCTTGTAGCCGCATGGTTGGCAGCCGCTCCATTCGCCGGTGACCGGATTAACGATGTGCCACGGCAAGCCGGACTTTTCGCACGCCTGGCGGTCAGCGTCACTGGGCTGGGCTGGTGTATGCGGGTGGCTGTGGACGATGGCAAGGATCTCGCCAGTGTCTTCCGCGTCGGCATAGTCATCCGGGTCAAGGATGAAAAAATCCTGCGGGTCACGCGCTAGGTTGCGGCATGACTTGTACAACTCCACGCCATCAACCACCATCAACAGACCGCAGGCTTCACGTGGAGCCTCTTGCTTAGCGTGCAAAATGGCGTCATCATGCCAGCTCATCAGTAGAAACCACCCAGACCGGGGAAGCCGCCAAACGGTAGTTCTGCTGTATTGCCGAAACGTGCCTTGCAGCTAGTCAGGCGTTTGCCGCATACGTCATCGGCTGGATCAACGGTACCAGTCGCCACGCGGGGTTCAAGGGTGTTCACATAATTGGATGCCCACAACGCCACGCCGCCACTGGTGCGATAAACCAAGTTGCCGTCATCCTGCATCGTCAGGACATTATTGGTGTAGCCACTGCCCGTGCGGACGCTGTAGACCGCTGCCACAGAGCTAAAGGTGCCTTGCGTGCCAGGTGTGACAACTGGATCACCGAAACGCCACGGGTTGCCGCTGGTTACTGTCACTTCTGCGTTGAAGTATTCGCCAACGCGCCACAAGCCGGTTGATGTGGTGATCGTGCCCTTTGCCATCGGCTTGAGGTTTGGATCGTTGTAGTCGTTGTCAATTACTGGGGCGCCTTGCGTCCAGGCATAGTTGACTGTCAGCCCGATTGCCGTAAAGGCGTCCTTGTATTGCTGCGATAACTCGAAAGACGTGGCGGTGTAGCTGATTGTGATCGTGCGGCTGCCAACGGTAAAAGCACGAGTTGCAGTACGGCTTTGTCCTGGGTAATCACCGGCATTGCCCAATACCTCATAGAAAAATGCGCCAGCACGGCCAGTGTTGACTGTGTTTTCCTGGCGCCAGTCGCGGTGGGTCAGGTTGGTTGGCGTGCCAAGGAGGTTAGTCTGTGTAGACCAAATGGCATTTGACGCCGCAATGCCGCCACTGTTGTACAGCACAAGGTTGCCATCAGCCTGATTAAGCAAGCGGTAAGACGGACTGCCGACTGTATTCAGCGCCCACCTTGCGGTGTTGTCTTTGGCGTAGGTGACAAAGTTGCCGTCCGATTGAATCAGGCTTCTGTACCAGCGGTTGCTGGAAGTCAGATATTGATCGACGAAGATGCTTTGTCCGACGCTCAGCGTTGCGGTGCCAGCCGGGAAACTTGGCGCCGGTTCTGTATTGATCGAAGAATCGTTTTCATCAAATACTGCATCGCTGGTGTACCCGCACTCCAAGCCGCGATATTGCCACTGGCACAGATTGGACATTGCCAAACGCTTGGGCGCACGCACGCCAGCCATATCGAACGAGGCGGCTAGTTCAAACTCAACAACATCACGGCTCTCGATTGTCTTGCGATCCACAAAATAAATTTCGCGTGGCATTTCCGCATTATCTGGCGTGCCGTATGGATTGGTATTGCTCGGGAAATTTTCTGGGTCGAGAAATCTACTCAGTGTGCGGATGCGGATGAACTTTGCACCAATCAAATCACTGTCGCCTGTTGCTGCATTGGCGTTCAGCAAAATGGCGGACATTGCGCCAGTGATGTTTGAGATGCGAACTTTGGGGCGGGGCAGTTGACCGCTGCCGCTATACTCAAAGCCTTCGGTTTCAATAGGAAATGGGAAATAGGTTTCGCCTTGCCATTTCACTTCACCGTAAGATGTTGTTCCGTTGACACCGTTATGAAAGCGGTACTTATACTTATCGTCCGAGCCGTGGATTGCGGTAACAAGATGCAGCTCAAATAGTTCGATGATTGCGTAAGGATTGGAGCTAATAAGCTCCTGAAACATCTCGCTCATGGTTCAAAAACCTGCACAAAAGTGGCAGTGATCGTAGCGCGATTCAGATACGGTATAGTCTTGTTCCACTGCCGGCAAATCCATGTAGCACTTGTTTCGCCGCCGGGAGGAGCCCAATAAAAACTTTCGGCGCCACCACGGGCATCTAGGAAGGTTTCGATGGTGTCGGCATTGGATTCAGAAATATTTTGCCAGGTCAAGTCCCAGGTTTTGGGATTGGTGTTTAGGCCGTAGCGAATTCTTTGGCTGTAGCCGTCGCCGTACTGGATCGACCGCACACGGGGCTGGCTGGTCTTCTGGGCGCCGTAAGACGGCAATATGGCTGGAAAGGTGGCCATTAGGTGAGCAAGCCTCCTGGGCGCTTCTGCTTGATTAATTCTGCCTGTACCGCAGCGCCAATGGCACGTCCCAGGGCAGCAGCATCTGGTTGGTTGCCTTGAACGCTGGAGCCGCTGGCGTCAACGTTGACGACGATGTTTGCACCACCCATGCCCATAGCATCGTTAGGGTAGATGCTGCCGGTGGAGCGAGGTACAAACATCTCGGGACCGCGTTCGCCGACGATGTAAGGACGTCCTGCGGATACAGGGCCTCCATCAGCGGCAAAACCGAACGGAACATTTATTCCGGGAA